GTTGCGCGTGGCGATGCCGGCGCAAAAAACGCGAGGGTCAACGGCGCAGCCACTCGTCGAGCCGGCGACGCGGTCGCGCGCGCAGCTGGTTGCCGAGCACCGCGCCGGCCGAGCGGTTGCCGCCGGCGGAACAGTCACGCCGGCGCGCGTGCTCGGGTGCGGTCGCGCCGGCAGGGTGCCCGCCGAGCGCGAGGTCGACGATGTGCCCGACGTCCCACAGCTGACCGGGCACGATGCGCGCGCCGCACCGCCGGCACGTGGCCTCGCCCGACGCGACGATGGGCGCCCACACGCGACGCGCCGAGCGTTGGGCCCGCGCGTCGTGGTGCCGGCTCACTCGGTGCCACCCTGCCAGCGGCACGACGGGCACGCGCGGAACGGGCAGCCGAGACAGACCGTCTCGTCGGCTCGAGCAGCTGCAGCAGCCGCGGCACGCATCCGGTCGAACCGGGCGCGATCGAGTCGGGTGCCTGGTCGAGCTCGTCGGCGATGGTTGGTGCGGTGGTGCTCGGCGAGGTCGAGCGTGCTGGTGGCGAGGTAGGTGCAGCCGGCGACCGCACAGGGTCGCTCGGTGGTGGTGGTGGCGGTCTGCATGGCGGCGCTCCTGTCGGTGTGTGGTGCTAGGGCCAACCTCACGGCGCGGCGGTGCCTATCGGTGTGAATGGCAACGCCGCACCGGTGAGGTGTTCTCACGTGTGCGGCCCGTCGAGGTCGACGGGTGGTTGGACACAAGGACGTGTCAAGGACGGCATACGACGTAGTTGGCATGGACAGCTCTTACCGGCCTCGAGCTGGCGCGGTTCCGGACTTCCATTGATTGCTCACCGCGCTGCCTCCGCTACGTCTCACGGTCCCGCGTGCGTGCCGTGTTTGGTCCGATGGCCTCGCACGCGGGTAGCGCTCAGTGGCCCCTCTGACGGGCGACGGCACCGCTTGGTGAGGCGGTCCGACCGTTGGTGCCGTCACCCTCTCGGTGATAGCGCCGCTACGGTCGTAGAGCGGCTTACAGCTGGTGGTGCCTGGTGGTGCGCTACTGCTGCTGTGCCTTGAGCTGGCGCAGCCGTTCGTTGCATGCCGCATACGTGCGGCCGAGCGCTCGAGCAGCGCCGGCAACCGTGCCGGTGTGCTCGAGCAGGAACGCGTCGTCTTGTGGGGTCCAGCGGGCGCGGTGGCGGACCGCTGTTGGTCTGGTGCTGGTCTGGTAGGTCCTCCGCCATTCGGCGGTGGCGCTTACGTTGGCAGCCACACATGCCGAGCACCGGCAGCCACGCCGATACCGGCTGACATTTCCGTGTGGCGGTATCTCAGGGGTCCACCTCGACGCGAGACCGAGCCGGCCGCGCCAGCGCAGCACGGTGCGCGACGAGACGCCGAGACGGTCGGCGATGCGACGGTCTGACCAGCCGGCGTCGACGAGCTCGGCGACCTGCTCGGCGTCGATGATGGCCGCGGTGCTCACGCGGCCGGCCTGTGCTGGCGCAGACGGTAGTAGCCGCGCACCACGCCCTCGTGTGCGTGCCCGACGCACACCTTGAGGTCGACGCCGGCGTGCCGGTCGAACACCTCGACGACGCCGGCATACGGGCAAGCGTGCGTCCAGCACCGCACGAACTTGCGGCCGCTCGGCAGCTCGACGAGCTGCCGGCGCTGGCGCTCACGGCGATCGTCGACGAGCGCCACCGCGACGAGCACGACGACGACGACGAGCGCGCCGGCGAGCCAGCCGGCGAGCGACCACGCAGGCATGGTGGTGAGGTCGGCCTCGACGCGCATCACGACGCGCCTCGAGCGAACCGGCCACGCTGGTCGCGCGGCTGCTCGACGGTGGCGTGGAGCTCGACGACGCGCGCCAGCTGCTCGAGCAGCTGCACCGGCCCGCGGTAGCGCCGGCGGTGCTCGAGCTCGTAGCGGCGCACGACGGCGCGCAGCTGGTTCATCCTGATGACGCGCTGCTGCGGGCCGAGCTGCGCGAACTCGGCGCGGGTGAGGGTCCTCATGCCGGCACCAGCGGGCCACGCTGTGCGGCGACCGCGGCGACGGTGGCGACGTCATACATGCCGGCCTCGAGACCGAGCGTCACGGCGTCGAGCTCGAGCAGCTCGCAGATGGCGAGCAGCTCGGCGACCGTCCACGCGGTGCGGCCGTGCCAGCGCTGATGCGCGGTGGTCTTGCTCAGACCGGTGCATCGGCGTAGGTCGGCCTGGTTGAAGCCACGGCGCGCCGCCTCGGCTCGAACGGCTGCCGCCATGGCCTCAGTTATTTGGGTGATCCCTGATGGCTCGTTTGTGCTAGTCACAGGTAACAGATACCGCTCATAGGAACTACTTGCAAGCCACGGCGTGTCGTGTGTGGTCAATGGCGTGCGGTTTACGGAACCTTTACCCAATAATGCGGACATGGTTACAGCACTCCACACACGTTTCGCCGACGTCGTCGCGGCCAACATCCGAGCCGAGACCGGACGACGCGGCATGCACCAGCGCGACATAGCGCGGCACCTCGGCCTAGCGCCGTCGCGCATCTCCGAGCGGTGGCGCGGCATCACCGCGTGGTCGCTCGACGACATCGACCGGCTCGCGGAACTGTTCAGCATCACGCCCCAGCAGCTCTGCGCCGAGATCCACGCGCCCACCGCGCCCCGACCTACTCGTGTCGAGCTCGGCCTCGGGCTCGACTAGGTGCTCGGTGAGCAGGTCGGCCAGCGCGGCGCGCGCGTTCGCCTTGATGGCCTCGGCGACCTTCGGTGACTCGGTGAACGCCCGTTCGGCGTTGTCGTAAATCTTGCGGTTGAGCACGCCGTTGGTGTTCTCGCCGATGACCTGCAGCTGCGCCGTCTGCTGCTCGAGCGTCTGGTCTTGCTGGTCGAGCCGCGTCTCGGTCTGCTGGTGCTGGCGGTTGACCACCTGCGCCACGATGAGCGCCGTCACGACGGGCCCGATGAAACCGAGCAGCACGCCCGTCTCGGCCTGATTGCCGGTGAGCACCAGCGCGAGGTAGGCGCCAACGCCGATGGCGAGCACCAGCACGCCGAGCACCAGCATCAGCCACGACGGCGCCGGCGCCTCGGCGTCGAGCCGGCGGTTGGACCTGGTCTGTGCCGGCGCCATCACTCGGCACCTTCCACGGTCACGGTGATGCTCTTGATGGCGTCGGCCGCGCCGGCTCGAGCAGCTGCCTCGATGGCCGCGAAATCGAGCGGCTTGCCGGCGGCGAGCTGCTGCACCGCGGCCGACAGCGCGGCCACCTTGGCCGCGACGCCGGCGACAGCCTCACCGGTGGCCGTGATGCGGCGCTGATTCTCGATGTTCACGGCCGCAACGCCCGGGTACGACTTGCCGTTGACGGTGTAGCCCTTGACGAGCAGCCGTCCGACGTAGTCTTTGAGCTCGTCGACGTCCTGCTGTGACATGGCGGTGTCTCCTGTCGGTGTGGTGGTGGTGGGGTCGGTGGGCACCGGCATGCCGGCGCGCACCCATCGGGTGATGAACGGGCCCGGGCACGCGGTGGCGTAGCCGTCGCTGTGCACCATCCGGCGCAGCTGCCGGCCGGACCGGGCGCAGCTGTCGGCGTACACGCGCGCCATCCGTGCCAGCGCTGCCGCGGTTGGCTGCTGGTCGCCGCCGACCATGAACTGCCACCCGTAGGCGCGCACGTTGTGGTCGGGACAGTGCGCGCCGGCGACGTCGGCGCCGCGGCCCTCGATGGCGCGGCCGTGCTGGCAGACCAGACCGGTGTAGCCGATGTCGGCCCACCCGTTGCTGTCCATGTGGTACGCCTGGTCGCGCCGCACCCGCTCGAGACAGTCGGCGTGTGAGCTCACGACGATGGGCTCGGCGCCGTCGTAATGCACCATGAACTCGGTGCGGGTGGCCGGCGCGACGCGGTCGAGCACGTGCCGGCTCGAGCGGGCGCGCCAGCTGTCGCGCGTGTCGTCAAAGTAGGTCATGCGATCGTCACTCCTGTGTCTGTCACGCGGGTACGCACGCGCATCGTCTTGTCGGCGAGGTCGAACGCCACCGACGCGACGAGCTGCAGCTCGGGCCCGCCGGTGGGCAGCTGCACGAGCACCGTGTGCGTCGGCCGCAGCCAGTAGGCGGCGACCGCGCGCAGGTCATAGGACCGGCCGCGGGTGACGGTGCGCCGCACGATGTTGCGCGCGACGGTATCGGCGACCGCTTGCGAGGTGGCGACGTTGCGCTCGACGCGCGCGACGACGCGGTTGTCGCCGGCGAACGCCAGCGCGCCGGCGCTGATGTAGCCAACGCCGATGACCTGTTTCGTGGCGCCGGCGCTGTCCGTCCACGTGTAGACGACGTGCACACGGTTGGCGTACTCGCCGCCGCGCCGGCTCACGTTGGCGTTCGCCTCAAGCACGGTGCCGGCGTCGCCGACGACGAGCTCGTGCGTGGCGGTGCCGGTGCTCGAGCTGCGCGGCTTGATGAACCATGTGCGGGTGCCGTCGTCGAACACGTCGAGGTCGAGCCGGTCGGCGAGCTCGTCGATGTTCTCCCACCGGTCGGTGTCCGTCACGGCCATGTTCACGGCCGTCGTGTCGCTGCCGGTGATCTGCCATGTGCGCGGCGACCCGAACGCGCCGTCGACCAACGCCTGTATGCCGGCCCGGGTCGAGCTGGTGGTGATGGTGCCGGCGTTCATGTGGCCGGCGTCGATGACCATGGCCTCGTCGCTGCCGGCCTCGAGCGCGACGGTGCCGGCCTCACGGTTCACGGTGCGTTCGCCGAGTCCAAGGTCGGCGAGCAGCCGCTCGTCGCGCCGGCCGTCCGGCCACACGTAGCCGGCGAACGCGCGCAGCCGGCCACCGAGCCGCGGGTCGAGCCGGCCGAGCAGCTCGGCGCCCGGGTCGGGCACGACGGCGTTGATCTGCACCCGCGGCGCGCGCGCCTCGTCGAACGACACCTCGGCGTCGAGGAACGGCAGCGGGTAGCTGGTGCCGGCGACGTCGACGAACTCGAGCCGGGTCTGCTGCTGGTGAACGCCGGTGATGAGCTGGTCGGTGCCGGCGAGGTATGGCGCAGGATTGCCCATCACAGCACCTCGACGTAGTCGAGCTGCAGCTGCCACAGGTCCTCGCCGACCTCGGCCGGCCGGTCGCTGGCACGCTGCGGCACGAGCCGTATATCCATGTCGTTACGGGTGCGCAGCAGCAGCTCGGTGCCGGCCTTGACGATGGCGAGCAGCGCCTCGGCGTCGGCGCGCGAGGTGGTGAACAGCTCGAGGGTGCCCTGCCGGGTCGACGCCGGCCCGGTGACGACGACGGGGTCGGCCCGGTCTACGACCTGGTGCACCTTGCCGGTGCTCACTAGGTCGCCGCTGTAGTTGGTCACCAGCTCGACGCGCCCGCTGGCGGCGAGGTCGTTGCTCGACAGCGCCACCGGCGGCGTGCTGCCGGCCAGCGTGGTCGTCGCGGTGGCGTCGACGTCGACGCCGCCACCGGTGTCGATGAGCTCATAGAGCACCGAGCCGGTGAGCGCCGCCTCACGGTCGACGAGCGGACCGTATGCCGTGGTGGTCGGTGACTTGCCGCTCATGTATGGCGTGTCGAGCTCGCGCCGGCCGTTCTGGTCGGTGCGGAAGATCCGCGGCGTGGTTTTCTTGATGGTGAGGTCGGCCTGCCGCAGGTTGAAATCCTTGATGTAGAGCGACACATTCGACACGTAGGGATACAGCGGCCGGAACCTGAGGTAGAGCTTCTCGGTGGTGGCCTGCGCCTGCACGAACAGCCACAGGTCGATGTATGGCGGCACACCGTCGTCGGCGCTGGTCTGCCACAGCACGGTGCGGCTCTGCTCGTCCTCGCCCCACGGCTTAGGCGCCGAGCTGTCGAGCCATACCTCGAGCGGTGGCACGACGTCACCGGGCACGCCCGGGCGCGCGGCGAGGATCTTGACGCGCCACCGGAACGCGTAGTAGTCGCCGACCACCAGACCGGAACGGTTGATGTACACCGACGCGTAGCTCGACGTGGTCTTATTCCACGCCATTTGAACGGCGCTGCCGTCCTCGAGCTGCGTCGTCGACATCACCGTGTCGGCGTTGTCGGTGAGCATGTAGGTGGCCGTTGCATAGGTGGCGATGTCGGCGACGAGCTTTGGCATGCTGCCGGCGTTCAGGGTCACGCTGCCGTCTGCGTTCGGCGTGGCGCTCAGGGTCGACACGGGGTCACCACCTGTATCTCGAGTTATCGGCCGTGTTGCTGTACTTGCTCTGGCCGGCCTTGACGGGCACGACGATGGTGCCGATGCCGTTACGCACGCGGCGGTTGACGGCGTCGAGCTCGGCCGCGGTGGGCGGCGAGACGTGCGTGCGGATGGTCACCGGCCCACGGCCGCGGATGGCGTTTACGACGGCCTGGTGGACGTCGCCAGCGGCTGCCGCGGCCGGCGCCTTGCCGGACTCGACGCCCTGCGCGAACTTGGCCGCGCCGGCCTGCGAGCGGCGCAGCATCAGCGCCTCCCACTTGGCCAGCTCTTTACGGCTCGAGCCGGCCAGCGCGGCGACCAGCGGTGCAGCCTCGGGCCCCATCCGCGACAGCTCGGCGAGCACGCCCTCGTCGACGCCCCGCTTGGCGAGCTTGCCCATGTTGCCGGCCCATTCCTCTTGGGCCTTAACCTGCTTCTCGAGCGCCGAGTTGTATTCGCCAATCGACACCTGCGCGTCTTTGACGTAGTCCTCCCACGAGTCGGACTGTGACTTGGTTTTCTCGGCGAGCTTCTCGGCGTTCTCACGCTCGCGTTCCTCTTTGGCGCCGAGCAGCTCGGTGTAGACGCCGAGCGGGTCGGTGAAGCCCTCGAGCGACTCGCTGAATGCCTCTTGCGCCGCGGCGAGCGGGTCGATGGCGGTCTGCATGGCGGCGTATGCCTTGGCCGCGGCATCGGTCTGCTCGCGTGTCTCGCCGAGCTTCTCGTTGGCGTCGTCGAGCGCGGTGGCGAGCGTCGTCTCGCCCATACCAAACTCGGTCATGCCCTCGACGGACTCGGCGAGGGCCCGCTGCCGGTCCTCGATGGCGCGCGTCGAGCGGTCGAGCGCGTCGGCGTCGCCGGCGACGGCAGCGATGAAATCGCCGACGTCGACGCCGGCGGCGCGGGCCTGCTTCTGCAGCTCGAGGATGTCTCCGGACTCGGCGAGCTCCTGAATCTTGGCGAGCACGCTGTCGTTACCGAGCCGGCCACCGCCGGCGACGAGCTCACCGACCAGCGCCGAGACAGCCTCTTTGGCGCGGTCGGCCTGTGCGCGGAACAGACCGAAACCGGCTGCAGCGGCCACGCCGATGCCGGCACCGATGGGCCCGAACGCGGCCAGCGCCATTGCAGCGGCCGACTGCGCGCTGTCCTTGATGCTGTCCATGCTGCCGTCGAACGACGCCGCGCCCTCGAGCGCTTCGCCCTTGATTTCATCCGACATGTCGGCGACGCGGTCGCCGGCGCCGTCTGCGGCGTCGTCGACCTTGCGGAGATTGCTCTTGCTCGACGCGGCGATGGCCTCGAACGCGCCGTCGACCTTGCGTGCGGTGGCGGTGGCGTCGGTGGCGAGCTGGTCGAGGTCCTTGCCGGTGCGGTCGGTGTCGCTGCCGAGCTCGCGCAGCTGCCGGCCGGCCTTGTCGGCGTCGAGGTCGGCCAGCGCGCGGCCGGCCTGGTCGGCGCGGTCGCCGAGCTGGTCGAGGTCGCGGCCGGCAGCCGCGGCGTCGACGTCGTCGAGCGCGCGGCCGGCGTCGCCGGCGGCGTCGGCCAGCTGCTCGAGCTGGCGCGCCGGCTGCTCGGCGTCGAACTTGTCGACGTCGGACAGGATGGCGACTTTCAGGTCGCGGCCCCTATCGGCCATCGGTTGTCCTCCTGAGAACGTCGTCGACGATGTCGGCGAACTTGTCGAGCACCCACGGCACCCGGTCGCTGATGGTGGGGAACACGAACGGGTACGGGCCTCGACGGAACTGACGTGTGGTGCGCCGGCGGTGGCCGCGCCGGCGCGAGGTGGCCGGCACCGCGGCCACCCTCGAGCCGCCGCCGAACTCGTCGCCATAGACCAGCTGCCGCGCCGACGCGCCACCGGAGACGACGCGACGCGCGCCGCCGACGACGATGACGGGGTCGGCGCTGGCGCGTGTCTTGACGGCTGCCGACAGCGCCGCGGCGTGCGGCCCGCGGGCGCGGCCGGCGACCGTCTGCGCCAGCGGCGCGGCGACCTCGGGTTTGACGCGCTGCGCGAGCTCGCGGCGCAGCTCGGACGGCAGCCGGCGCATATTGCGTGCTGCCGTCCGGCACTGGCCGCGGAACTCGTCGAGCGACGCCATCTGCTAGACGGTCGCGCCCTTGACCGGCTTGGTGCAGCCGAGCGACACCGACGCCGTGAGCACCTGGTCGACCGGCCCGCCGATCTGCCCGGGCGCGACGGTGAGGTCGACCGCGAACGACGGCAGCCCGCTGCCGGCCTCGGGCACGAACACGGCCGGCACCGTCTCGCCCTCGTGCTCGAGCAGGTAGTTGCTCAGCGATGTCGGCTCGGCCCAGTCCTGCGCATAGGTGAGGTTGCACACCCACTCGGACGCGCCCTGCGTCGGCTTGTTGTAGGTGCCACCGTCGATGCCCTTGAACGACACCGAGCTGCGCGGCGTGGTGGGCACGATGGCAACCTCGGCGACCGCTGCCTCGTAGTTGTCGACGTCGATCTTGAGAGTGGCGTTCTCGAGCACTAGCGGCTCGGCGAGAGCGACCTTGGCCATGACTACTCCTGTGTGGTGGTGGTGGTGGTGTCGCGTTGTGGCACGACGGGAACAGTGAGGGTGACCTCGTAACAGGGAAAGGCGCCCTCAAACGTGGCGCGGTCTGCGGTGGTCCAGCGCAGCGGACCGTCGCCGGCGTCGATGGCCTGCAGCACGTCCTCGAGCAGCGCGTCGAGCTCGTCGTCGGCGTCCTCGACGGTGTTGGGGACGATGACGAGCAGCGCGGCGTCGTAGTCGCGCCACGGCGCGCGTTTGGTGACGCGGTCGAGTCGCACCATGACGGTTGGCGCTGTGATGGTGGCGTTGCGCGCGTACGCCTCGACGTCGACCTCGAGCGGTAGCGCCGCGACCGCGGCGAGGATGGCGTCGCGCGCCGGCGAGGTGGGCGCCATCAGCCGACACCTGGCCGGCCGCGCTGCGGACGGAGCAGCTGCTTGACGCTGTCGACCAGCGGCCGAGCGCGCAGCCCGTAGTCGCCGACGCCGATCACGTCACCGTCACGCACCGCAGCGGCCTGCAGCTCGCGTGCTTGATAGATGGTGGCGAGCTTGTACCTCGGCGGCACCGGCAGCGGGTCGCCGACCGTGTCGACGCCCACGGCCGGCGCGAACCGGTGCACCTGGTCGCTGGCAGCCTCGAGCAGCACGTCGAGCGTGGCGTCGTCGGCCGGCGCGTCGGCCCACAGACGCGTGTTGCGCGCCTCGGTGTGCGCCTCGGCGACGGTATCCCACGGCCACGGCAGCATGTGTGCTCTCCTGTCTCGGTGGTGGTGGTGGTCCGTCCGGTGCCGGCAGCGCAGCGCGCTACCGGCACCGGGCGGCGCTCACTACACGGTGCGGTCGAACCGGACCAGACCGGCGGGGAAGTAGACCTCTGCGGGCACGTACATGCCCCACGTGGCCACGTCGCGGCCGAGCCGCGCGACGTTCTCTTCGGTGGCCAGCATCGGGCCCGTCTCCGAGAACTTGGCCACCGACTCGTTACCCATGATCACGGTGCCGGCGTTGAGGAACGGCGCCCGGGTGACCTCGAGACCGTTGACGTTGATGCGCAGGGTCGACGCGTTGGCGGTGTCGTTGCTGTCCGTCTTGCGCAGCGCCGGGTTGCCGCCGAGCTCGAGGAACACGTCGGGCGCGGCGAGGGTGAATCCAGCCGGCGCACCGGTGGCGTCCTCGACAGCGGCCGAGCCCTCGAACAGCAGCGCCCAGAACGCATCGGCGCCGGCAGCGGTCGACAGGTCGGCCGGCAGCGCCGTGCCAATCTCGGTCGACGCGGCCTGCAGCGCCAGCTCGAACACCCGCTCGGTGTAGCGGGCCCAGCCGGCATCGGTGATGTTCTGGTATGCCGCGAGGTAGGCCGGCGTCGAGCGCATCAACAGCTGGTAGCTCATGTCGGACGCCACACCGGCGGTGCGGATGGTGGCGTCGGCCTTGTCGATGTCGATGCGCACCGAGTTGAGCTCGGCCTTCTCCGCGGCCTGCTCGGCGATGATGGCGTCGAGGTCACCGTCGAAGTACGGCCACGAGACCGACATGCCGGTGTCGGGCAGGCTGATGCTGCCACCGGTGGCGGCGATGGCCGGCCGGCGCTTGTCGAGGTTGGCCTTGATGTCGGTGCGCCACCCGGGCACCATCACGCCCGGGTTGTTGGCGGTCACCTGGTCGACGAGCGCGAACTGCGCCGCGAGCTGCTCGCGGCCGTCCTCGTCGGCAGCCTGAAACGCGGCCATGAACTCGGTGCGGTTGCGGAACCGCGCCAGCGGGTGCGTCTCCTGCCGGCCGGCGTCGGCCATGAACTCGGCCACCTTGGCGGCGAGCTCGGGCACGGTGGGCAGCTCGACAGCGCCAACGCCGCCGGTCTTCTCCTGCTCGGGGTTCATCTTCTCTCCTGTGTGTGCTGACGCCGCGAGGGTGAATCCCTCGGACTCGGTGAACGCCGGCCGGCGGACGACGCCCAAATGGATGGCACGCCAAGCACCGGTGACGTGGCGCACGCCGTCGACCTCGTCGAACGAGTCGAACGCGGCAGCCACGCTGAAACCGGTCTTGACGCCCTCGACGGCCTCGACGAGCACGTCGTTACCGCGGGTGGTCTTGAAGATCCGCGCGCGCGCCGACAGCTGCGTGTCGGTGGCGTCGAACGGTGCCGCGAGCCGGCCGACGACGACGGCGTCGTAATGCTCGTCGACGACGTCGATGAGCTCGTCGGCGTTCTCCGGTGGGGTCGAGAACTGGTAGCGGTAGCCGTCCATGGCCGGCCCGCTCGGCGTGCCGAACGGCATCACGACGCCCTCGAGCGTGCGCTTTTCTCCGTCACCCTCGGCGAACCGGACCCCGGCCGCGGCGAGCTGCTGCTCGGTGAACTCGATGCGAACCGTCTGTGTGGTCATGCTGGCGTCTCCTGTGCGGGTGCGGGTGCGGGTGCCGGCCGCGGCTTGGCCGGTGCGATGGCCAGCGGCTCGGCAGCCTTGACGTCGTCGAGCTCGAGCGCGCCGGACCGTAGGCCCGACTCCCATGTCTGCATTCGGGTGAGCGCCGAGTCGCGCACGTACTCGTCGGTGAGGAACCGCGCCGTGATGCCGTAGGGCAGCACCAGCCCGCGCGGCCGGCTGCCGCGGTCGTCGAGCGATAGCGTCTGCTCGATGACGGACAGCCACGGCCGCACCGCGTCGAGCTCGTCGCGGCGCCACTCGGCAAGCGTCGAGTAGGTCAGCGGGTCGCCGCTCTTGGCGTCAACGCTCTTGGCCGGCAGCCCGAACAGCCGCGCCACCTCGAGCGCGGCGTGCTCGCGCGCCTCGACGAGCTGCAGCTCTTCGGGATTCCACCCGTGCGTCTCGTAGTCGACCGCGTCGTTGAGGTAGCCAACAGACCTGGTGGCGCGCGCCTGCTCCCATTCGTTGAGCAGCTCGTCGATTTCGTCGTCGTCGAGGTCGGGCCCGTGGTTCTTGAGGATGGCCTTCGGGTGCGGCGCCCGCGCGTAGTTGCCGGCCGCGGCCTGCAGGTCGGCGTACAGCTCGAGCAGCGGACCGCCGAACCGGCGCAGCCCACCGAGCCCGCCAAAGTCGAACACGACGAACCGCTCACGTGCCTGCGCCGGCGTGTAGTCCTTGCCATCGACGAGCCACGCCTCGACGGTGTCCTCGTCGCGCGGGTCGGTGACGGTGTCGATGCGCGACGGGTGCACGCGACGGAACCGCACCGCGCGGTCGGCGAGGTCACGCTCGACGTCCCACAGGCAGCGGTCGTGCCAGATGCCGTCCTGCAGCGTGCGGAACAGCAGCGATTGCAGCGTGCGGTTGGGGTCGGGTTGGCGCAGCCAGCTGCACCGCGGGTCGAGCTCGGCGAGCTGCTCGCCGGCCTCGAACGCGGCGAGCCGGAACGTCGAGGGTTTGCCGGCGATCACGTGCTGCGCCTTGCGCACCGCCGGAATGGCGAGAGCGACCTTGACGGCCACGGCCTGCGCGGCGTACATCGAGCGCGACGGACGGGTGGCAGCGTCGGGGGACCAGCCCGACGCCGCCACCGCCGACGGAGACGACGCGGATGAATCCGTCGGTGTGGTCGAGAACGCTACCTTGGCGACCGGCATAAGGCGGGAAAGCAGACTCGGACTCACGACGCCGATACTGGCAGCCGGCTCGACGTTCCGGTGCGCGTGTCAGTGTGCGGTGTCACCAGACAGCAGAACGGGCCCGCCGGCGTGTCGCCGGTCGGGCCCGTTGTCGGTGGTGCCTGCTAGTCGCGCAGCTGGCCGGCGATGTCGAGGTCGCACCACGCGAGACACCATGACTCGGTGGCTACCTCGCCGGGTGCAGCCCACACGCGCCCGCCGGCGTCGTCGAGCGCGACAACCTCGGCGGCGAGCCACTCGGGGTCGAGCTCGAGCCTCATGATGCGCGAGGGTGCCGGGTGCACCTCGAGCCGGCCATACTCGCCGGTGAGCAGCTCGACGAGCTCACGCACCGCCGGCACCGAGACGGCCGGCGCCTGTGCGGTCACCGGTGGCAGCCGCGGCGTGTCGTCGAGCTGGCCGGCCGCGGCGAGCCGGCTGCAGCTGGCGCACAGGTCGCGGCCGTCCTGCGTGTGCGTCCAGCCGGCCGGCTGCCAGCCGTCGTCGGCGGCGATGCCGTCGCACGTCGGCCCGTCGCACAGGTAGTCGCCGGCGAGCCTCACGCGGCACCGCCGTAGCGGGCGCGGAACTGCTCGAGGGTCGAGCGGTGGCGCACGTCCTGCACCCACCGCACGGAGCATTTGCGGTAGAGCACGCGGCCGGCGTCGTCGCGGATGGTGTAGCAGCTGCGCGCCTTGTGCCGGATCACGGCCGGCCCGCCGCGGTGCGACGCGCCGACGACGGCCGCGGCCGAGCTCGAGCTCGTGGTCGGCGCGGGTGCCTGGTGTGCTGCAGCTGCGCCGATGAGCACCAGCGCCAGCAGCGCGGCGACGATGCCGGCGAGCAGTAGCAGGGTGTTGTCGGGCCTATAGGTGCGGTGTCGTGCGTGGTGCATGGTCGGTGTCTCCTGTCCTGTCCAGTAGTGCATGCGGAGAATGTACCGCGCAGCGGAACCGTGTGTCACCGGAACCGGCGAGACGCACCGCCACCGGCTCGGGCGACCGCGCGCCGGCGCGGTGCCGGCAGCAGGTCGAACGCCTTGAGCGCGACCGACGCGGCGACCGTCTCGGCGATGCTGCCGGCCGAGCCTTTGCGCTGCCAGCCGAAACCGCCGTCGCCGAGCTGCCGCTTGGCCACTACCTCGACGGACGCCGTGAGGTCGGGGTCGTTGAAGTGATGCACGGTGTCGTTGAGCACGCCGTTGTAGAGCATGCCGCACGCGCTGGCGTACTCGGCCATCGTGAGGAACCGGTGGGGGAACTCGGGCGCGTGCCGGCCCGGGTGCCGGCGGCGCCACTCGGCGGCGATGGCGTCGACGAGCTCGAGCGCGCCGATGCTGGCGCGGTCGACGACGAGCGGCGCGTCGTTGGCCTCGAGCACGTCGACCACCAGCGCCGGCGTGTCGCGCCCGGGCGCGCCGGCCCACAGCGGCTCGACGTAGCTGTGCGTCGTGTCGTCGCGCCAGCCGGCGACCAGCGCGGCGCGGTCGCCGCTCGGTGTGGCGTCCAGCCCGATGCCGGCACGGTCGGGCAGCGGCACCCGGGCGCGGCCGGCCGCGGCCCACCGGGCGGCGCTGATGGCCTGTTCCGCGGTGCGGGTCGGACGGTTGCCGTAGGCGCGTGCGAAACCGGCGACGCCGCCGAGCAGCGGGTCGGCCTTGAACTCGTCGAGGGCCTCGACGAGCGCGTCGCGGCCGATGGTGTGCCCGACAGCCGGGTGCGCCGCGGCGACAGCGTCGATGTCCTCGGGGTCGACGTCGGCGCCTATGCCGTAGTCAATGAACGCCACGCGCGCGTTCGGGTCGCCGAGCGACGCCCGGGCAAGGCTTATGTACTGGTCGAGGTACACGCTCGAGTCGTCACCCATCGTCGAGACCACCCACAGCTGCGCGCCGCGCCTGGTGGCCATCGTCGGCCGGATGGCCTGCCGGATGTCGGCGCCAACCTCGGCGTTGTGTGACCACGCCTCGTCGACGAACACTAGGTCTGATTGCTTGCTGTGCAGCGCGTCGCGTTTCGGTGGGAACGTGAGGAACGTCGAGCTGGTCGGCGTCCACTTGACGCCGACCTCGCCGGCGCGGCGAGACTCGATGTACCGGCCGCGCAGCAGCTCGGCCTCGGACAGCTGCGCGAAGTGCTCTTCGCGCATCCAGCTGTCGGCCGTCTTGCCGTTCTGCATGGCCAGCCACACGCGGGCGCGGCGCATCGACAGGCACCGGTGGTCGGCGACGTCCGACTCGAGCGTCGTCTTGCCGGACTGCCGCGGCACCGAGACCACCACGATGCCGAACGCGTTTACTTTGGTGACGGGGTCGACCTCGAGCGCGACGTCGGCAGCGCGCCGCTGCCACGGCATGTGGGGCCCGCACCGGCCACACGGACACCGGCGACCCTTGACTGCGGCGATCTTGCGGACCGCCGGCCCGCGGCTCGGCCTGCTACTGCGCGGCGTGTGGTTCCGCGGCGTCGCCATCGGGTGCACCCTCCTGCTCGAGCTGCTCGTCGAGGTCGTCGAGGTCGGCGAGCAGCTCGGCGAGCTTGTCACGCTCACCGTTGGGCGCCAGCCGCTCGAGCGCGGCGTCGAGCCGCTCATGCAACGCGGCGAGCTGCACGCCGGACGCCTGCCGGGTCTGTCCGTGCCCGCTCACCCGGTCGATGCTGGCGGCGATGCTGCGCGCCTGCGCGAGCCAGCCGGCGACGGCATCCTTGGCCGCGGCCGTCTCGACGCACTCGGCGCACCGGCAGCGCGCCTGGTGGCCGGCCTCGGGCCCGACCGGAAAGAGCGCGCGGATCTGCTTGCACACACCCTGATACACCGGCCCGCCACGCTCGGCCTTGTCGCGCGGTGTGGGGATGTCGAGGGTGCCCTGCTTTCCGGCCATCGTCTGTCCTTTCTGGTATGCGGCTGATGGTATGCGAGCCGACGTGATCTGGTCCGATTCCGGGTTCATCGGGGGAGAGAAAAGGCAGC